ATTCTTATATCTGTTAGGTCGGTCATGTTTTCCTTATTGAGCATATGCTCGTTGGTACATAGGGTTAATATCTATTCTTTACTTGCCTTTTGAGCATTTGCTAATTTCAAGTCTACATCAGCTCCCGTGTTTACAACGTCAGCCCCTTGTTGAGCCAACGCCATTGATTGAGCCTGTTGAGCCTGTTCTGCCTGTGATTCTCTAATAGCTTCTACTTCTTCATCACTCCTCAATGCTTTAGCAGGCGCTCCAATTATATCCCATGCCAAATCAACTACTTCATCTGAATTGATTTTGTCAAGAACACTTGGTACTGTTTCAGCCATACTACCCACTAACTGCAAGCCTGTCATTAATGAGTTAAGCTCTGACCTTCTCTGTGCCTGTGCTAACTGGCTTATCAAATCTATCTCGTACTCAGGCGACATCATAAATTCGTCAGGCGCTTTAGGTAGTTTGCCTTTCCTTGAGAGTATGCCTATTGTCCTTATGATAGTAGGGTTGAGCATTTCAGAGATATACCTACCAACTGCTGGGCCTAACAATGTCATCTTCTCGTTGATGCGCTCTGCTATCTCAGGATTGTTCATTTCCTTAGTTATCTGATTGAACGCTAGAAAGGTATCATTAAACATGATTGCTTTGACTTGGGATGAATAATACTCTACTGCTGCCATGCCTGCCTTGGGATCACCAAACGTACCAAAGGAAAATATATCATTACGCCCACCTTGCATCTTGCCCTTCTTATAATAGTTGACTGCCCTTGGATTCTGGTTGAATGGCATTAGAAAGGCATTGTCTGGTACTGCTACAGCAGGGTCAGTAGCTTTCATCATTGACCTTAGGTTAGTCTTAGCCGCTGCATTGAGCAACCTTGCAAAAGGTAGGGCTTTCATTGCAGGACTATATCCCCAAGGTATACCCATTCTCTTATCAAACCTATGGCAAGCTGCAGGCATTTCATAATATCCACCTTCATCAACTGTCAGTTTTGCCGCTTCATCTATCCATACCGCTTCAATAGGTAGGTTAGACTTGTCTGTCTTTCGTATATCACGCTTGAACCGCTCTGCTATGTATAAGATAAATGGATGGTTCTGATGCTTTGGGGTTGCTGTTGGGGCTAACTCCGCTTTCATATCATCCGACAACTTCTCTATTCCCCATTTTAAAGCCGCCTGCTCTGCTGTAAACTCAAACTCAATGAAGTAACCAATGACCTCGCCTGTAAAACTCTCCTTCAGGCATACGTTCTTAATAGGCATACTTCTAAACCTAGCATCTGACCTATCATCTTCCTCTGTAATTATGGTACTAGTTCCGTAAACTCCTGAACCTTTATAATTGGATATGATCTGATTGTTAAAGTTTGACTTGTTAAGAGTATAACTGACTTGCTCTGCCACCTCTTGTAAGAATGTTGATACTGCCTTGTTATCTGCTAACTCGGGATTCTTTGATTTAAGACTGAACCACTTACTAGTAGGCGGTGTAAGATAGTTCATAAAGCCTGAAGCCAATACATCCGCAGATTCAAGCGTTGTAGAATCCCATAGAGAATCAACCGATAGTTCTGTTCCAGGGTAATAACTATTGTTGATGTCATTAGCTTCAATATAGAAATAGTCATGCAAGGATTGCCAGTAGCTTTCAAAGTTACCTCGCTGTCCTTTTAACACCTTATATTCTTGCAAGAGCTTTGATGCTCTCGGTAAATCATAGCCTTTTTTTTGGTCTGGCATAATATCCCCTATTATTGTCCTGTCAATGTTTTTCTAATGGTTGACGCTTCGCCTGATAATCCCAATGGATTAGTGAAAACTGATCTATTCCTTGATGTTGACCTCTGCCTTGACAAGATAGTTTCTTTAGCCTGTGATGCTGATTTAGCTTTCAAGGCTGATGATTCAGCGATCGCTTGCTGATTAGCCACATCTGCATCATGCTTGGCGCTCTTTGTAGCTTGCCGGCCTTGAGATGCTGAGTATTGGGAATATCCAACTGCGGCCCCTGCTGCACCAACTGCTGCAACTCCAACACCAAAAGCGCCAACACCGGCTGCTGATGCTGCTACTGTTGATCCCAATGCTAATCCTATTGAAGTAAATACAGGCATATCATTCTCCTTTAAAGTTTCTTATAATATTTTCGTTCTATTTCCTTGAAGCCTTCACGCTTATATAAACGATCAACTCCCTCTAAATGCTCATTACAGTAAGCCCACATTGAAACCCCGCTACATTGATTCTCAGCGCAGGATGTCATTAGTTTCTTAAACAACAGGATTCCAATACCCCTGAACCCTGGTTCAACGTACCATAGGATTTCTTCAAAGAACTTGCCCAGACTAAACCCTTCAACAAACCTGCCTGCTATGATACCGACAATCCTTGAATCCCTTTCAGCCAACAACACTATGCCATCACCCATACATAGATCTATTAACCCTGCCATCTGTTCATCTGTCATTTCACCAAGCAATGTTTCCCTTGCGTACTTATCGCTGATACGTTCAATCTCTGCCCTGTCTTCTTCTGTTGCGAATCTAATCATTTTATCCCCGCTAGCTTAAATAGATCTTCTTCAGGCGCTGAAATCTGTTTAGGATAGTAATGTGTTTCTTGCTCTAGCTTAACATTGTCAATAAGGCTGACTGCCATGATAATTGAATCCGCCATGTTGGGTGATGCTATCTTATACTTCTTGCGCATGACCTCTTTGCTTATTAATATCTTGCGTTGCTGATGATCGTATGTGAACTTGAGTGTCAACAACTCTTTAATCAATGGCTCGGAGTTTAACTTGATGTGTCCATCTAAGAGCATCTTCTTTAGCTTAAAGGCATTAGCAGTCCGAGGATTAGCATACTCTTGGTTATCACCATACCCTATTGAAGGGTTACGGAATCCAACCACGCTCTCCATTGACCTGCCCTTCTGTAATGTATCGAGTGGCCCTGACCCTATACCATCTTCATCAATGATAGATTGACAAAGCTCTTGCTCAGTAATAGTGGTTAGTATTCTGCCTGTTGTATAATTCAAATCCTTCTGCCCCCACTGGTCAACATAAAACTCCTCCCAATGCAATGCCCCCATCTGCTGCAAGCCTACACACGCGCATTTATCATCACCATACCTAGCCACATCAAAGCCACCAACTCGGTAACCATAGCCAGGGTTCAACTCGCGCTTATTAATCTTAGCTTCTTCCATCTCTGTATATGTAAAGACTGCATCCTCTGATTTACTTAATGGTTTGCCTAGCCAAATATGGTTATAATCCTCTGTTGCCTGTGCTGCGCTTTTCTTCTTACACTCCTCGGCTTCATGCTTTAATGCTTCAGTACAGAAAGGATTATCATAAAAGTTAAGATTAATGTGCAAGCAGTCAGACCTTTGTGCAAACATATCAAACACCGGATCATCTGCAACGTGCCTATTCATTGAGAAGAACACCTTAGCGTTATCTTTACGGATAGTAGGTATTAGAACATCAAGGGTTGCCTTAGTGATAGCCTGTGCTTCATCTATCCAAACAATATCAACACCTTCCATACCTTGAATGTTAAAAGCGCCTTGCTCCCTAAACCCTCTAAAGTTAATCTGTGTTTGTGATTTCTTGTGGACTATCTTTGTAGTGAATATTTCGTAGTTTAAATTGTATTGACGAATGAGATCCGCCATAATTGAATGGACTGATTCAGTGATGTTCTTTTGTATCTCTCTACCGCAGACTATTCTAACATTGTTCTGCTCGCCGAGGTAAAGAAGAAACCTTGCTATGAACTGCGACTTGCCCCCACCTCTGCCACCTTCAGATAAAAAATATCGGTATGAGTTAAAATTATCTATAATCGCCTTTAACTTAACTGGGCCATCTAGTAACTCAGGAATCAATAGGGGTTCCGACATTAAACTCCAATTTTGTACCATCTTTAGTGGTGATAGTTGGCATCATCATGAATGGTCTAGCTGAATCATCAAATTGTTGAGGAATATTTTTAGTGGTAAGCGCAAGGGCAATCTTTATCTTATTGGCTTCGCTAAACTTATGGAAGTTATCACGTAGATAAGACCATGACTTGTTTAATACTTCGCCACGCACTCCGGTAGTTATCTCTGATTTAGTTTTAATTCTATTGCTCATAGATTATTATGAGCATATGCTTACTAAAATGTCAAGGATTATTTGATTGGTTAGATAATTTTGGAGGGTTTTACCTTTTTATAGGTGAAGGGGTTGGCTGAACCACGCTCCGTAACAGTCCTAGTGCTAGGCTCAGCCTTCATGTTAAATGATTTCCAAGGGTGCTTCTTCTTGGGCTTATTGTTTCTGAACTTGACCATAGATCACCACCATAAATAGGTTAATAAATTAAGGAACTCGATTGTGAAGATAAACGCTATGAACCCTAAGATACCTATTACCCATTCTTTAATTGTTGGCATTAGCTATCCTTTCGTGCGGCAGATTGTTCTTGA